CATACCATAATTGAGTGTGATCTGCATAGATACAAGCAGGACCATCCAGTCTATGCGGTTGCCCATTGACATACCATTCTTGACCACCATCTGCCCAGATACAAGCAGGACCATCGGTTCTATGTCGTTGCCCATTGACATACCATTCTTGACCACCATCTGCCCAGATACGAGCAGGACCATCTGTTCTATGTCGTTGCCCATTGACATACCATTCTTGACCACCATCTGCCCAGATACGAGCAGGACCATCTGTTCTATGCAGTTGATTATTGACATACCATTCTTGGCGACCTTCTGGATAAATTTTGTGTTGCAGTGTCATGTGGTGATAGTAACACAGTGTGTAACAATGTCAAGATCAAAAACCGCTGCGGGGACCAGATGTGTAAAACTGTGGCGCCAATGGCAGAAATGTGTCGTTGAGCAGCTGCGACTAGGTTACAGCACTGTTGAGACAAGGTTGTAGCATGATGGTAGAAGTGGTGTATCTGTGGGCCTAGAGGTAGACTCAAGTTGGTTCCTGTTAACAAGTTGATATCAAGAGTGAAAATTTGCGAAAAAAGCGCCTTTTCAACAGGGCAAGGAAAAGCACAAAAAACATGCAAGAGGCAGGCAAGCAAGCAGCCATCACAGGGTTGAAGTTGACGCATGGGCGTTAGATGGCAATGTTGATGTTGACGCATGGGCGAGAGGTAGAATGTGGGCGCAATATCACAGGGTCGATGTTGATGCATGGGCGCTAGGTAGAATGTGGGCGCAATATCACAGGGTTGATATTGACGCATGGGCGCAATATCACAGGGTTGATATTGACACTGTGGTGGGAGCCACCTCTCGTCCATGCTGCCCATTTTTTCATTTTGCATGTATAGACCTTGTGTAAACCGCTGCGGGGACCTAATTTTGATCCTGCAGGATTGTTGGGAAACATCACCACCGTTGACGAACCGCTGCGGGGACCTATCTGCATTTGCTGCAGAAAATCAGTGTCAGTGGGAAGAAAATAGTAAAATTTTTTCCTTATCACGTGATCTCGAGCAAAAATTTTTTCCAAAACCTGAAAATCAAGCTTGATCTCAGCAACAGTTGCGGGGACCTAGTTTTGCCAACAACATGACTATAACCGCTGCGGGGACCTAGTTTCAACCCTTGCGGGGACCTATAGTGTTGATCAGCATGTTGGTACAGCATTGATCAACAACAACACAGTTGATCACACACATGCACACACATCACTGATAGTATAACAGTGTATTCTATAGTTTGACATAGACTACCAACAACAATCAAGTCTACACACCAACATGTACACACATCACTGATAGTATAACAGTGTATTATCTATGATTTGACATAGACTACCAACAACAATCAAGTCTACACACCAACATGTACACACATCACTGATAGTATAACAGTGTATTCTATGATTTGACACTGTTTGACCAACAACAACTTTGTCTACACACATACTTGAAGCATGCAATGCAGGTCAAACAGTGGCAAGTCAGCTTGATCTTTAGATCACAGCAGCAATTTTATAATAGTCTTCATTGACCAATACTAGATGACTACTACAACAGCAGTGTTGTCATTGCAGCTTGTTGTGCTTGTATGGCCATAGCCATGCACAGTTGCTGGTGAGCAATGATTCTTTCCTGTTGTTTTACACAGTGACGGCCTCGGTTTTCATTATAAATGGTGTAGAATTTTTGTCAACTGTATTGTCAAACCCTTTCAAAATAAACTATACTACATAGGATGGTCATTGTTTGGCTGTTATAATACTATTGGTTACTGTCAAGTAATGACTTCTTGATTGTTACACCACCGCAATGATTGGCTATGGTTACGGTCAAGTAATGATCTCTTGGTTACACCACCGCAATGATTGGCTATGGTTACGGTCAAGTAATGACCAGCCACGGTTGCTGAACTGTGATGAAGATTTAGGTTGACAAACAGGCTTGGCTAGCGGCAGTGATGGTTGCAGATCTGCAACGTTGGCATCAGATTTTGGCCCTTTTCTGCGTGCAGTGCACTGTTCATGCTGTATAGTAGCAGGTTTGCCTGTGAAGTCAACCTCAAATAAGGGTTCCTAGATAAATAGTTTTGTTGAGGAAGATCTCACCAACCAACCTGCTTGCCCGGTATTGGACCGGATTGTCTGCCAGGCCACCGTGTGACATCATCATCATCTTGGCACAATATCAAGGCAATCAACTCAGGCACATTACAGGCACATTACAGGCAAGAGAAGCTGGACTCGGAAAAATGCAGAAACAACGGCGAGCCGGAAGCCAACCATAACTCACACCGGGTGTTGATCAAACCACCGCTTGACTGCGGAAGTTTTCGTGTTGACTACAGCATCGTGGGGCCACTGGTCTCGGCGATGCAGACCTGTCTCTACTGAACAAAACTCATTGACACTGGTCTTCAGCTGTGTTATATACACATCAGCAAACAAGGAGACTATCACATGGTCAAGCTCAAAGACATTCGTCCAGGCAGCATCGTCATGGTGCGTGGCAATTTCGGCACTGGTGCACCTGTTCGTGCAGTGGTTGACAGCGTGGAATCAAACATCAAAAACCACCTGCCTGGCATTGACTACACAGCTCAGGGTGCATCAACTGGACACTGGGCCTATCTACATCAAGTCAGTGTTGTGATACAATATTGACTTGACATAGAGTATTTCAACGCTATAATCAACAGCACAGCAAGGAGAGTTAAGATGGTCACACAGGCTATGATTGCTGCGGTGCGTGCGGATCGTCGAGTGGGTCGAGGATCATGTTCCGTCATCGACGAGTGCTATACCGATGCTGAGCTGGCAGAAGATCTAGGCAAGGCCGGCTGCACAACGGCCGCTGCTGCGGTGCGTTGGGCTCGCAAGCAGGATCGGCTGTGGCGTGAGCGTGAACGCGAGGTCTGCGCTGAAATCTTTTGAAAAGGGTTGACACTGTCCATGCTGGTGCTATAATGCACCAGCAAGCAAGGAGAACTGCAATGTCGCGTAAAGATCTACTGGCACAGGTGCTGGAACATTTGGAATCGGCACAACACCTCTGCGAAACCACCGCTGTCAAGCCTGACGATGACGATGAGATCTATCAGCTGTTGGTTGATCTCATTGATCTCTGCAACGACACCTTCAACCAGGAACTGGCTGCTTTGGCCTCATAAACACCCAATCTCTCAGTCTAGTGCAAGGCTCACAGTCAAGGTCAACATGGCAACATGTTGGCCTTGTCTCCGTCACAGGTATTCCTTGAAAGTGCCAGGTCCATGCGCTGGCGCAACGAATACACAGCACAAAAAAAGTGCTGCAAACAATCTTGCAGCACCTTGAGGTTCATGTGTGTTGTTATTGTTATTGTGGCAGCATCAATCCCACCAAAGCGTCACTTGTTTGTTGTCGGTGGCTTGCAAGCATTCGTTGGCTTTCATCTTGACCAAACAAGCCACAATCTGCGGCCAGGAGGTGGTTTTCTTGAAGGTGATCTTGACAGCATCGTCATTGACGATTTCCAAATCTTTGATCAACGTGAGATAGGGTTTGACCATCTCATTCAGCACCCACTATTCGGGATTTTCTTTGAAGACATTGGCAACAGTGTTAATCTTGTTAGACATGATGTTTTACCTTCTTTGTTACACCAGGCAAGATACTATATCTTGCAGGGTTTGTCAACCGCTATCAATCTAGATAATCAACGCACTCTGCAGAGGGTATGTTAAAGCGAAGCGAGTTTATGCACCAGCCAGTGTTGTTGGATATTTCATTGAGCAGGTCTTGCACTGTGTCATCGTCGTGTCGCTCAGTCAGCACTTTGACAATGGTTTGCCCAACGACATCGCTGTCAATGCTTTCAGCTTCCGTGCTGACTTTGCCATCGCATTCAAGATCGAAGTCAATGTCAACTTCGACAGTAAAACGAAACTTCATTGTTGAACTCCTTGCTTGCCTGTGCAGTATAGCACTGCTGAGTGGAATGTCAAGCGATCAATGACAGCATCAATGCCTTTCGATCATTTTCTGACAGGCATTTGGCCGCTGCGATAACAGCATCCAGACTCAAAGATGTGGTGCCTGGGGACGGAGCATTGTCTATCACCCGAGCACTGCCACTAATCTGAGCCTTGCCAGTGATGCGAGCATTGCCACCAACCACAGCACTGCCACTGACCAGAGCATCGTCGCAGACCCGAGCATCGCCGCAGACCAGAGCATAGCCTCGGACAACAGCCGTGCCAAAGACCCGAACATTTACACCCACATAGGCTGTATCAGCGACATGGGCGGTATCAGCCACCCAGCCGCCACCGGCGGAGTGCTGATGAGCAGCAACAGGTCCATTGCCATCTTCAAAGTCAAATGTGTTCATGAGTTCTTGCTCCTTGCTTGCCTGTGCAGTATAGCACTGCTGAGTGGAATGTCAAGTGGTTTTTTTAGTCGTCTTTATCCAACAGGATGATACCAGACTCTGCAATCAGTTGATTGATGGTGTCATCACAGGGCAGGTCTCCCAGAAAAATCAACCCAATATAGGCATCGTTGTTGTATCCCACCTCATACACCTTGACAGGATTGCCCATCACTGTTTCAAGCACAGATTGAATAAACTTAAAATCGTGGTAATCCACTGCCTGAATTAACTTGGGCAAACTAACTGTGATGTCCATGTTTGCTACTCCTGTGTTGATAAGGGCATGATAGCACATCCTACCCGGTTGTCAAGTGATTTTTAATCGCAACATTTTCATTGGCAAATCTGCTCTATGTCCTGAACTGATCGTCCAGCATTGCCCAACTTGATACGGCAGTCCAGTTTGGCACCTTCAAGGGCAAAGGTGCCAACTATAAGGGCAGAAGCACCCACTGCCACTATCCAGAGATAGATTTTTATTTCACTCACGACTGGCTCCACTGTTTGTCTGTGCAGTATAGCAGGTTATTGACACATGTCAAGTGATACTTCTATTCTTGCTCATAAAAAATCTTTAGCATCTGGTTAATGACATCATCAGGGGGTACCAGCCCACACTTGCTGTCAGCCACCATACGCCGAATTGCCCACACAGGCAAGCGAGCATCAATGGCTATTGCAGCAGCTTCTCGAACCTTGGCACGTCCAAATTCCCACTCTTTGCCCGAGTCGTCGGCAAAGTGATAGGCAGCCATGCCCAGTGCTTCTTTGAAGCCTGGATAGGCAGGATGCGGACACTCTGTGTCAGCACGCCAGGGCGAAATTGGGTTTATGGTCATTGTCACTGTCCTTTGTTTCAACAAGTGCATTGTAGCAGATATTTGCTGTTTGTCAACCACCAAACAGGGGCAGTTTCCTGCCCCTGTTGGCACTTTAGCGCACGCGCAACATCACAGTGTTGGCCATGCCTTCCCAGTCGCGATCGCTTTTGACCAAGCTTGCCAGCTGCAAGATAGTGCGAATGCTCAGTGTGCGAACACGATTGATATTGGCAGTGAGCCAACGCATCATAGTGGCAGCCTGATCACGTGCAAGATTGTTGTCTGCAAGGAACTCATCGCTGAACACCACTTGTCCAATACGTACCAACACTTCGCGCTTGTTGTGAATGCCCAAGTCCACATACAAGCAACGGCTCAGCAGTGCTTTGTAGTGCGGAGTCATCTTCTTTTCAGCTTCAATTTCAGCACTGAAGTCAATGTTGGTTACAAACGCAATAGAACCATTGAATTCAAACTGACGAGGAATACCTTCTCCTTCTAGCACACGGCTTTCTTTGTTCCAATGCACTCGGCGATTCTTGCCAGTGTCCAATGCTGCCTTCAGCAAGTTCAGCGCATCCAAGTCGCCAAAGATGCTGTCGCAGTCATCAATGACCAGCACGCTGTCAGATTCACTGCACTCAAACAGCTGACGATACAAGCCAATGGCACTCATGGCACCTTTGACACTTTGATAGCGAATTTTCTCTTGCTGTTCAGCTTGAGTGAGAGCTGTTTCCAGCGTGTAAGTCTTGCCGCAGCCAGCAGCACCGCTGACAATGACGCTGCGGATATGCCCATCGATGACACCTTGTGCCACCTTCTCCAGCACGGCAAATGTGTGCTTGATACGTTTGTCAATTTCGCACAGTTGTTCTTCTACCATTTCCATGTCAGTTTGCATGGTATCGTGCTCCGTTGTTGCGTGCTAATATTAGCAGATATTTTACAGTTGTCAACCAGCAATATTTTGCGCTAGATACTGTTGACGAGCCCACTTGTCCAGTTCTCGGATTTCCTGATTGTATTCTTCATCAGTGATTGCACCCTTGAGCAGCTGGCTATCCAAGCTGTTCATGTGACGCTCAACAACCTGTTCAATTTGATCTTCAGTCATAGTCATTGCAGTGTGCTCCGTTGTTGTCTGTGTATATTAGTTGAATTTGCGCTGTTGTCAACCGAAAACATAGTGCAAGCTGATTACCAGCATGTAGATCATGCCCGACAGCACAACAGCCATTGCTATGCCGCGGGCAGCATTGAGATCGTCGTTAGGCAGCCTCCTGCAAAGTGCCATCGTTGTGTGTGAAAATGCCTTCCATTTCCAGCCACATGTCCAGCTCTGGATAAGTACCGCGAGCACATTCAATGCCTGCAGCCCATGCAGCATTGCGAGACATCTCTTGCCGCACAATGACACTTTGATTGTCCCAGTATTCGCGCGTCATACCCGATGCAGCAAACCCCAGCTCTTCGTGTGCAATTTCCACAGGCTCTGTGCTGGCACTAGCATCTGCTAGATCTGCAGTTTTACGCTGTTTGGCAGTGTTGCTGCTGGGCACGCTGGCAGGCACTGAATCGCCCTGCGACAACAGCCATGCTTGAGCAGCAGGTGCAGACATGGGCTGGGGCAAGTCAAACAACTTCACTTCTGTGCAGCCTGCTTTGATTAAAATCTTGCTGCGAGCAGCAGCAGTGCCGTTGGCAAGACGCAGAGTCTTTTTGCCATTTTGCACACTGGTCCCCGCAACGGTGTAGGTACGATCACTCATTGATAGCTCCTTGCTTGCAGAATCATTATAGCACGATGTTTGAAATGGTCAATGGTTTTTACAACTCGTCGTAGAGCAATTCTTCTTCAGCTTCAAACTGCCACACTGGCACATATTCACCGTCATTGGCAAAGTAAGCAACTTCGATGACGTTGTAGCCACCTGTGTCGCGACGGCAGTATTTCTTTGCCCACGCAACAGATTGATCGCGGCTGTTGCAGCTGTAAAGCTCTTGCTCGTTGACATAGCCATAATCGCCATAAACAATATATTTCATGTTTTGCTCCTTGTTTGCAAGTGCATAATAGCACCAACACCTGCAGTGTCAACCAAAATCACACAGCCACAGCAAACTTGGCATGCCAGCTGCTGAGGAAATCTTTGCCCACGTCCAAGCTGACATATTTGCTGCCCTGCATGCCGTGTTCGCTGTAGCCAACATCGCTGCCGTCCAGCCCTATGCTGGTGAGGAACTCGCACAGTTCAGTTTCGAACTGGCTGTCAGTGTAGATCAGTCCCAGCTTGTTGACATTCCAGCTGGCAGTGTCAAAGTATACTCGCAGCTCGCCAAACTCAGCGTTGTCAGATTCATAGCTGACAAACAGTCCTTTGACAGTGACAGCACGTGCCGCACGGCTCCAGTAGCCGTCACCGCAGGTGTATAACACAGTATTAACGTTGATCATTGTCTTGCTCCTTGCTGGCTGGTGCATAATAGCACCAGCACCTGCAGTGTCAACCGAAAATCAGCAGTCGGGATCGAAGGATTCCCACTCCTGGGCCTCGCCCACATCCGGCTCGTCCCACTCTTGCTCGTTGTAGTATTCCTCGCAGGTGACAGCACTGTCGAAGTCATCGAAGGTTTCATCACGCTCCCAGCGTGCTTCGTATGCAGCATCAGCGTCAATGAAATAGTTGTTTTCCATGTTGCTTGCTCCTTGCTTGCAGACACATAATAACAGGTCTTGGCTCGATGTCAACCAGTTATTGTATGCCGTTGAATGCTGTCCACTTGAGTCCCAACTGCTTGGCAGCCCATCTGCCCACCGCTGCACCCATCTTCTGTGGCACTTTGAGGTGCTTGTAACGGGCAGCGACAGTCAGTAGATCTTGCTCGAGCCGGGGCAGCGGCACGCCACATTGTTCCATGCAGCTGCGATGCCATGCGTTGTAACAAGGCAGTATCTGCTCAGCTGCTGCCAGCTTTTCGCTATTACTAGTAGCACCCATGTTGCTTGCTCCGTTTCAACATCTGCACTATAACACGGCTGCAGCTTGTGTCAACCTTTTTCCATCTTACCCCAGCTGACGCTGCTGACATTCAACAGCAACATTTCATACTCACAGGCGTTATACACGCTTTGGGCCATGGTCCGGCTAACACCTTCGCGACGCACCACACGGCCGTCTACAAACTCAATCTGATAGAAATAGGTTTTCATCTCTAGCTCCGTTGTTTGCAGAGGCACAATAGCATGGGACTGATACAGTGTCAACCAATTTAATACGAGATAGGAGTCCTACCTTGCTCTACGGTGTAACCACGTGCTTGACACATGGCTGCCATCTTGTCAAGTCCCTTCTGCGTGACGCCGAATAGCTTGGCTCGACCTGCCTTACGCATGGTCAGGTATCCACGATCCACCATCTCGGGGAAGAGGACCTGGGTGAGACTGGTGTTGCCTCGTCCTGACGTGCCCCATACTCGCTCAGTCAGTTCAGTCTGAGCAATCTCACCAGCCTGTTGAACTTCGTAAATGACTTCTGGGATATAATCAACCAGTCGGCCCATTTGCATTGCTCCTTGCTTGCAGGGCTAACGTAGCACGCTAACCCTGCCGTGTCAATCAAAATTATGCAGCTTTCTTTTCCTCAGCCACCTTCAGCAGCTGAGCAGCGTAGACTTCAATGCGGCTCTTGCCGCTGGGTGTGACCACTCGCCACCAGGCCAACTGTTTTGGTGTGAGATCGACATAAATAAAACATCACCGAACAAGCTAATTAGGAGGTAGTTAAATGGCATATGTGTATCAACATACCAATCAAATAACCGGAGAATTCTATATTGGTTACCGTGCAGTACCAAAGAAACAGGATCTTCTCGAAGATTTAATGAAATACTTGTGTTCGTCACCAAAGGTAAAGGAAAAAATAAAAGCAAGTCCGCATTTATGGCATAGCACGGTATTGAGCATCTTTGATTCGATAGACGATGCTTTCTGGCACGAACAAGAATTGATTAAGATAAACTGGGAGAGTCCGTTATTATTGAACAGAACATATCATGATAAAGACAAGGGTCATGCGGTGTTTTGTAGGCAACATCCAATGACAGAGGATCATAAGAGAAAGATTTCTGTTGGTCTCAAGGGGCGTGTTAGGTCCGAAAGCCATTGTCAGGCGTTGAGTCGTGCCAATACTGGTAAGAAGCTATCTCAAGAATCAATTGAAAAGGCTCGAGCAAAAAATATTGGAAGAAAGCGCACACCAGAGCAGATACAACGGTTGTCTGATGCACAGAAAGGACATATTATATCAGAAGAAACACGGAGAAAAATAAGCCAGTCTCGAAAAGGACAACCTCAACCAAAAGGCAGCGAATCCTATGGGGCTAAGAAAGTGATCTGTCTTACAACGGGAAAGGTGTATGGATCGATTAGTGACGTTATAACAGAATTAAAGGTATGCCCGTGGGGTCTACGAAAGGTGATGAAAGGCAAAAGGTTATCAATAAAGGGCATGACCTTTGCCTATTTTGAAGAGTGATTAGTCCGTTTTGCAGGCAGCATTTTCTTTTGCAATCTTCAGCAGCTGAGCCGCATAGACCTCAATACGGCTCTTGCCGCTGGGTGTGACCACTCGCCAGTATGCAACTTGGCGAGCCGTCAAAAAGCCCGCACGCGCATAGAACTGTGCCATGCCAGTGCCCTTCTTGGCGTGGCATGGCTTGAATCCCTGCTCGTTGTGGTATTTGGTGACCTCCTGCTGTTGCTCATCCGCTGTTTGGCGGGCATTCAGTGCCAGCAGGGCACGTCCCACGGCTTGATCGTTGGTGCGAAGCAGTTCACGGATGGATTCTACGGTGTGTGCCATTTTCCAGCTCCTTGCTCTATGCCCGCATAATAGCACAACGCGGCAGCGTGTCAACCAATATCCTAGCCTTCGACGCGATCGAAGATCTTGATCGGACCACCATCGCCGCCGTGTGCACGCACCAGCTCGCCGAAGCGGCTGTCGCTGGTGTAGCCAAAGTTACCGCCGAACATGTGCCAGCTATCCTTGACAGCATCAGGCACGAGACGCAGGGTATTACCTGGACCCTTGGCCAAGCGGACGACGGGGGTATTGCCGGCTTCGAAGATCTCGGGAACTCCTGGGCCCACCAGCAACAGGTTCTGGGCATCCTTGCTGACCCCGCCATTGGTGCAGTCCTGGTAGCCGTTGCGATAGACCTCGACGATCATACCACGCATGTTGCTTGCTCCTTGCTCTATGCCCGCATGTTAGCACCACCAGCTGGCACCGTCAACCAAAAAGATACGTTGCATTCCTGCAACGTTGGCATCAGGTTTCGGCACTTTTGCGGCAGTGCCTGCTTCTCATGCCGTATAATAGCACATCGCAGCAGCGTGTCAACCTTTGCTGTCAATCGCCATACCGGTTTTTTAAGCGGCTACAGCCGGGTGATCACCTGCCCGCTACCCTAGTAGCGACCCTGTTGCTAGACCCCGCTGTAGCGGCGTTGTAGGCGCGTATTTTAAGCCGTTGGCATAAATAGGTGTGGCTCACGGGACTGCAATCCCCAACCACCCTATTGCCAAAGGAGGGCAACAGCACATGGTTATTTATAGCAATAACTCAACACATCTTACGGTCTATTATCTTTATGTGAAAACACATCTTGTAACAGGATTAAAGTATCTTGGCTATACAAAAGCTCAAGACCCACACAAATATCAAGGATCTGGAAAATACTGGCTTTTACATCTAGCTAAACACGGTGTTAATTACGACACTGAAATATTGTTAACCACAAGTGATATTAACGAGATTAAAACATACGGACAACATTACAGCTTTTTATGGAACGTGGTTGAAAGCGATAATTGGGCCAATTTGAAACCTGAAACTGGGAATGGCGGATTTGCTAAAACTAGAAAAGGATTCAAACTATCGCCTGATGAAATAAACAGACGTACTGCAACAAGACGCGCCAATAATTCGTATAAACAAACTCCCAAATCTATTGCTAAAATGATAGAAACTAAAAATAAAAATGGCACAGGAATCAGAACAGCAAGCACAGTAGAAAAGATCATTAATAAGCGCAGGTTAAACGGCACATATAAACAAACTTCAGATTCGATAGCTAAAGGATTAGAAACAAAACGCAGAAACGGCACAACTGGTAAAGGTCAAAAAAAATTGCCGAGCTCTGTTGCAAAACAATTAGAAACAAAACGCAGAAACGGCACACTTAATTCCACTACACAAGAATCAGTGGCTAAAGGATTAGAAACAAAACGTAGAAACGGCACACTTAATTCCACTACACAAGAATCGAGGGAAAAATGGAAAGAAACAATGTTAGAACGGTATGGGTCGCTTAACACCCATACTTTGGAAAGTAAAGCAGCAATATCAGCTGCGCTAACAGGAAAAAAATTATCTGCAGAAACTATTGCTAAACGCACAGCCTCACGTAAAGCAAATAAAATGAAAAAGTTAGACGATGTTTAATTTTTAAGTTATTCAAGTGTCAGATGGTAACGATACCCAGCCCAATATTCTGTTGCGACGCAAAGCTCGCCAACCTACACCGCGTTCCCAAACCAGTATGTTGCGTCGCGGCATGATCCTGCGTTGAGGACGTTGGTATACATAAGTGAAATGCCGTGTGTTGGTGGTTGCTGTCAGCACCCTGCTCTTGCCGTTGAGTTTGATATATTTTATCTTGACCCAGCCCCTTTTGAGAGCTGCGTCTAGAGCTCCACTTTCTAGTAGGAATTCTCTTGCTTGCATACTGTATTTAGTTATAGTAGGCAGGGTTATGCCAGCTTGATACCAGCAAAATTCAAACGTGCCAGCGGGCTGTCACCCCACTGCCAACCTTCCGGCATGCTGGTTCTAAGACCTAGAGTTTCGTCCAGCAGTTCAGCTTCACTGTTGGTAATCTGCACAATCATCATGTTGGCAGCAATCATTGCCGCAACCACGCAGGCAGGCTCTCCTGCACGAGTCAGTTCAATGGCTCTGTTGTGTATCATCACACAAGGCACCACATGCTCACGATAGCTGTCCTCGGCATTGTGTGCTAGACTTGATCCTATGGTGATCAAATGATCCACAGCATCTGCACACAGCATGGTGCGATGGTCGTCTAGCATGTATTGGTGCTCATTGTCAATGGCAAATCGGTATGCACCGGCAATCTTGCTGAAAATGGCAGAATCCGCTTGCTCACGAGTGAATACCTTGGTGGCAGTGCCACGCGACGCTGCCACTATAGCATCAATGGATTCTTCCATGGCAACGATTTCCCAGAAACGTTCTAGGATATCAAAGCCTTGCTCATAGGCAATGTTGATAACAGAATTCTTGCGATCCTTGATGGGAAACCCGTGAGCTTGCAATTCACGTTCCAGCACATCCAGTTCGCTTTGACTGCGACCGTAGCCAACGGTATACCATCTGGCTTTGATTTCAGTCTTGATGCCATTTTTAGTGAACATCACATAGTATGACCCACAGTCGCTGACACGTTCAGTGTAGCCATGATCAGCACAGCTGGACTTGAACACTGCAAATTCCACAGGCATTGTTCGAATCAGTTTCTGTGCCATGTTGTCCTATCTTTGTGTATCAAGTCAAGTGGTCCAACATCTGCTGATGTTGAGCTGGTTTAGTCCAGCTTCTCATTGTCAACGCAGATGTTGGACAGCACACAGTGCTGGGCTTACGGGCATGTCCCTGCCAGCACCAAAACAGTTTAGCCTTCTACAGTGCCTTCAGCAATGGCCATTTCACGTTCAATTTCCACACCGTGCTCTTCGGCAGCTGCCAGCAGTGCCGCAGCACCCGCTGTATCACCAGACTGGGCAGCAAAGAACGCTGCATCCTCAGCTGCCTGTTTGGCAGCGGCCTTGGCAGCTCGTGCCGCAGCCATGCGCTGGGTAAACGCAGCGGCCTTGGCAGCCTTTTCCGCCGCAGCAGATTGTTCAGCAGTGGGCGGCACGGCCTTGTGTTTGCCACCGCTGGGCAACACTGCATCAATGCCCTGGCTTTGCAAAAACGACACAGCGTCGCTTTTGGTCATTGGAGCAGGCAATGTCTGCAAATTGATGTCACTGTGCCCAGTCTTGATCAGTTTGTTGACACGCACTTTGACATTGCCTGTGGCAAAGCGATAGGTCAGCTGCCCGTTGAGCACGGAGGTACCAGCAATGGTAAACATTTTAGAGTTGGTCATGTTTTAAGCTCCTTTGTGTGTGTTGTGTGTTTCAACTTGGGTATTTTAGCAAACTCTAGTCCGTAGTCAACCGTTTTTTATTCTTCATCTTCCCAATCTGCCAAGCTGTCGGCAATGCCCATGGCCTCATTGATGTCCTCGGGAATGTTTTCCAACACCCAGTCAGCATTGGCAACAACATCGTAGTGTTCGTCACCACCGTTGCTGTAGCTACCACAAAATGACATGCCCGGTTCCCAGTAGTAGGCAGTTACTTCAAAACCCAGTTCCAGCATTTGGTTGTAGAATGCAATAGGCGGTGCCCAAGCAGTGTCAAAGAAAAACTCAATGGCAGTGTCACCGTCTGTGTAAACCAAGCTGTTGGGGTCATTGACATCCCATTTAGTTCCCCAGTTGTTGACTCGCCAATCATACCAGTTGGCATAGTCATACTTGTCAATGTTTTCATCCATGCGAGCTTGATGAGCCAGCTGTTCGGGCGAATCAGCAGTGCCAACGTGACCAGCAACAGTATCGATGAGTTCTTGCGGGCAGGGATAAAACTCCTGCATCAGTCCTGTGCCGTTGTAGGCATCAACTACACGCTTGATCTCTGCAGTATTGGCATGGACCAGCTTGACTTGATTGTAACACCAATTGGGCATTGTATTCACCTATCTTTGTTTGCTGTTTACCAAAACATAATAGCATTAAAACGCAGCATGTCAACCGCAATGTCAACCCATTGACACATCAACGTGAACGTCTTTGCGGCTCAGCACACCATTCCAGCCGTTGACAACAAAGCCCGGGCTGCAACCACAGCCGCAGCCTGCCTTCTGGCTCCAGCGGATGTCAAGGTTCTTACCATCTTCCACGCCCACCGCTTGCAGCACATTGGGCAGCAGCCGGCGGTACTCGTTGTAGGGCCGCGTGCGACGGTTTTCCAGGTTCTCCAGGATGCTTTCGCCCCGGGGCCAGAAGTAAATGCGCGATTTATTTGCAGCACGGCTGCTGACATTGTTACGATGTGCATACAGCTTGGCAGACTCAATTTTGAACATTGCAGTGCTCCGTTGTTTTGCCCTACAGCCGCATAATAGCACACTATGCGGCTGTGTCAATGGGTTTTTTCAGCGAATGCGATAGATATAGCTGTTGGAACGTTTCATATAGCAAACTTCATACATGCCCAGTGCTGCCAGCTTTTGATAGAGAGCTTGGGTTTTTGTTCTGTTTGCGGGCCAATTGCCAATGTTGGCAACCTTCACCACCGAAAAGGGCTGTCCACGTCCGCCGCGATGATTGACATACACGTCAGACGTGATAGGAAAGAAATCAACAACCATCTGCTTGGCAGCATCGACACGATTGAGATGATCACTGTCAAAGAACTTTTGATGCTTGTTCACAGCTGAACGGCTGCGTTTGGCAGCATCCACGTAACAATGCACGGCTGCTGTGTGCGAGGCAGCAACATTGCTGTCACTGACGACTTCAGTATAACTAGACATGTAAGGCATTCCTTGTTTCAACATCGACATATTAACACACTATACAGGCTTGTCAACCGGTTTATGTCTCGGCAACAGAATCTTGTTGCAGACCAAATACCTGTTGTTCGGTAAAACGGCCTGACAGCACAGCTTGATCTTGAATGGCATCGATCAAATTGAGCAACCCGTCTGCCTCCTGACATTGGTGTTGCCACAACCAGCTTTTTTGTAGACGCAGCAATGCCCAATCAATGCTGATGTTTTCTAGGTTTACCACTGCTGTAACTCCTTGCTTGCTGTTGGCATACTAGCAGCAATGCCAACAAAGTCAACCAATATCAGTCAAGTCGGCTGTTGGCAAATGCCTTGATATCATAGCGGCGAAGCACATTGGCATATGCCTGTGCACCGGCTTCTTTGATATCCACGCTTTGCACCGGAGAACCACTGGGGTTCCACAGTTGGATACCACCACCATACTCTTTCTTGAAACCCAGACCGGCAAATTGCTTGCCCAGCCGGGTATTCATCTTGACACCATACACTGTGACCCACGAGAAGCCACAGGGATAATTGTCTCGTCCACCATTGTTATCCAGAGCAGACTTTGCAGCAGCACGAGCAGCAACCAACGCTTGGTTGTGGATTTCAGCCAAAGAGATCTTCAGTTCCATTGCAGTTCTCCAGTGTCGATGAAGGTATAATAGCACAGTTATCAGGAATGTCAAGATAAATTATTCAGCAGGAAGCCAATTTCCATATGGTTCGCTGTTGCCAATGAGATCAACAGCATAGGTGATCTGTGCCTTGATGCTGGGCAGCAATTCAATTCGTCCATCTTGGCGACAGCTTTTAGCCAAGCGAGTAAAGGCACGAGGTTCCAATCCTGCAGCGCGAACATTCACAGCACGCAAACGACCGCGCTCATAGTTATTTTGTGCCCATACAGGCCAGCAGTCATAGTTGGGGTTCCAAGGACGCTGTTGCCTGGCATCCTCCCAACCCAGGCGAACATATTCCAGGGCCTCAGGCTTGACCGCTCGCTTTCCCGAAAAATAGGCATTGTTTGCTGACATTGATATTCTCCTGTGTTGATAAGGGCATTATAGCCGATATTTTCAGATTGTCAAGAGGTCAATGACAGCACCAATGCCTTTCGATCATTTTCTGACAGGCATTTGGCCGCTGTTATCATATCATCCAGACTCAAGGAGGTGGTGCCTGGGGACGGAGCATTGTCTTTGATCACATCACTGCCACTGATCACATCACTGCCACTGACCACAGCCGTGCCACAGACCCAAGCCCGGTCTTTGACCACAGCATTGTCAGTGACCCAAGCCCGGTCTTTGACCACAGCACTGCCACTGACCACAGCACTGTCAGTGACCACAGCACTGTCAGTGACCCAAGCCAGGTATTTGACCACAGCACTGCCACTGACCACAGCACTGCCACTGACCACAGCACTGTCAGTGACCCGAGCATTGCCACTGACCACAGCATCGTCGCAGACCCGAGCATCGTCATCGATTTGAGCCTTGCCAGTGATGCGAGCATTGTCGGAGACATCGGTAGTGCCAAAGACCCGTGCATTTACACCCACATAGGCTGTATCTGCGACATGGGCGGTATCAGCCACCCAGCCGCCACCCTTGGAGTGCTGATGAGCAGCAACAGGTCCATTGCCATCTTCAAAGTCAAATGTGTTCATGAGTTCTTGCTCCTTGATTACCTGTGCATCATAGCACGCTAACCGGGATAATGCAACTGATTTTTCAGTTTTCGAGGTTTTCATCAAAGATCTCTGTGAACTCACCGGCAAAGAGAACTAGATCTCGTGCTGTGGTGAATGTGTGCTCAGGGCTGTTCCATTCACGACAATAGTCCAGAAAGGCCTGCTCTGTGCCAAATTTAGCCACCGCTCGGGAAACAATAGCGCAGATAAGATCTTGATTATCAAGAATTTCCACCTCCCCTAGGTCAATGGGGTGGTGGTAATCCCAGATCTCAACCTGATAGCGTTTATTCATCTGCTCTATTCCTCAGTTGGTAGGTGCATTATAACACCTAACACCTGTGTGTCAAGAGATTTTTTGTGGTTCAAACAAAAATTCTCGTGGACAGAACCAGTCATCTTCAATTGCATGACCGATTGCGTCAATATATCCAGTCGTCCTTGTCCACATCATCATCCTCTTTGTCTTCCTCAAGGAACTCATTGGCCTTGGCCATCAGCTGGACATCGCGATCGGTCATCCGGTTGAGGCAGGCTAGGATAACCTGATCCCGGTCCAATAGACCATCAGCGACGGCCTCCAGTATCTTGTTGGTGTATTGGCGACAGGGCACATAAACCATTGGCACTTCTCCAGTTTTGGTAGAGGTATAGTAGCAGATCAATCCCAGTTACGAGTTTGAGTCTTACGATTGTAAATGGTTTTATCACGCACAATGCGCGGTTTGAAGTTGGCGTTGCAGCACAATGCCTTGGCAACAGGATTGCGCTGCTTGGGGGCTTTGACGGTCAACTTAATAGCAACCTTGCTCATTTGCTTGCTCCTTCGTTGTGTCCATATATTAGCACATATATGGACACTGTCAAGCCCCAATGGCTAAAAATCTGCGGAAAAATCTCCGTTGGGTTTGATCTCCACGTAAACCAGTCCTTCGCTAGTAAGACCTTCGTGGTCATCCCAGAACTCGATGTTAAACACTGCCTTGCCCGAGGAGTTGATGTGAGAGAAGCAGGCATCATCTAACTTCACTCCACTATACCCGCTTTGGTTGAGGATGTTGGTTAGGGCGAGACGACCAATGCTGTTGACATTGATAAAGTTCCAAGCGTTGATCTTGCTCATGTGCTTGCTCCTTGTTTACAACCGTATATTAGCACATATCCCTGCAGTGTCAACCTTTTATGCAGCTCGTGTATGCTGGTTTGGCAACACTGTGGGCGAATTTTCCGGCATGGGGCGTCCATGGGCTGCAAAGCGGCAAGAACGATCAATGCGTCCTAGACCGTTTTTAAGTGTGTAGACAGTGCCCTGCTGCACCTTCTTGTGGCGTATGTTGCTGACGGTGACCTTGTGCCCGCCGGTGCTGATGTAATCCCAGCTGCCGTTGGCATAAGTGACAGCATAGTCATGTCGGGCATTGCCGTTGCCACCCAGAGCAAGACACACGCGACGCCAGCCAGCATCATGATTCTTGCCCAATTCTGGGCGAGCATAGCAGACGAGATGCCCAATTTCATGAGCAACTGTGTTGTCGCGAATGTCCTCGAAGTGGTCGCTGGCAATCAGCTCGCGATTGAAACGCAAAGTGTATACACGCTGTCCTGCACAATGCCGGCAGCTGGCCCAACCTGCAACACGACCGCGTAGATTAAAGCTGACCACAGGCTTGAGATCAACACCGTAAAGCAGCCGGGCCTTGTCCAGCACCTCAGCGGTTTTGTTGCGAATGGCTTCAAAACGGTTCAGTTCCATGTGTCTAACTCCTTGCTTGCCCATGCATTATAGCACATACCTGGGCATGGTCAACTGAAATAGCTGACGCGGGTGCGATCTGTGTTGGTAAAGCGAGCCTCATGGTCTTCCATGTGCTGCCCGTCGATGGGGCTGATGTTGATGCCAGGAACATGTCCTGCAGGCACTTCATTGGCAGTGAGATAGCGAAACCCGCGATAGTTTCCTGTGTCCAACAGCACATGCTCAATGGCCCACATGATGCCTTGACGCTGATCAGCACTGCCAGTGCTGCTGGCAAGTGTTTCGTTGGCACGATGGCGGAAATCGTCGATATTGAACGTCTTGCGCGGCATCCCAGCCTCCTTGTTCTGTGTGGGTATTATAGCACCAGCATGGGTGTTGTCAACTAATTTATATCCGTAGATACGGATGATTTGGATCAAGCACATCCGAAACATCTGTATTTGTTTCTGCCACAGGGTAATCATTCGCTAAAGAAAAGTATTCTTCTGTCTCAGTGAGATACACAGTCACATCGCAGTCAAGCTGGCTGCTGTCGAGCCCCGACAAGTATTCCATTAACTCACGATAGGTCATGTTGGCTGCTCCTTGCTTGTCCATGCATTATAGCACCTGCAATGATGATGTCAACCATATTGATTCACAGTTGCTGCCCATCACCAGCTGGAATGGTACTGGAAATCCCAGCTGGCAAGATCCTCGTTTCCGAGCAGCTCGCGGATGCGATCCCGCGTGTAGGCGGTCTGCTCGTGGTAGTATTCCACATACTTGGGCCGCATGCTGCCCATCTCAGGCAGGGCGGCCTGGATGGCATCGGCAACATCATCGTCCTTGCCACGGTGCTGAGGACCCCAGCTGGTCCAAAGAAAGCGGCGAGCATTGAGATACATATCCAAACCCATGATGGCCTCCTTGTTGCCAGCACACAATAGCAGGTGTGCTGGCGTTGTCAACCGATATTAAACAGCAATGATGTCTACATATTCATAAGCAGTGGCACGTAGATCATCCGTGATGAAATCACGCCTCATCATCATGAGATTGGCATAGTGCCGCAGAGCTCGCAGTTCAATCTCGCCGGCACAATTCACTGTATTGTTGCGATGTGCATCAGCTATGGCACGTTTGGTATTGCGTATGCTGCTGGTGAGCACTGCATAACGACGACGCCACTGTTCTCGAGCACGAATAGCCCGGCTGTGTGCTCGACGAACTTCTTCACTTACCCGATTTGAATCTGCAACAATTGAGTTACGCATGATGGTGTTTCCTGTTGTGTTTGATGTGTTCTAGCATAACACTGTTTGTACCAGCTGTCAATGACAAACTGATGCAGAGACAGATTTTTGTTAGGCTTCTTGGTCCTCAGCTTTGGCCTGCAACACATCTTCCACCAGCACCCAGTTGCTGCCGCTGCGTACCATCCAGCGACCATAGTGGAAGATGTAGTAGTATTCGGCACCACAGTCAATGCGGAGGAACGCATCAACGCTGTGGCTGTGCTCGGCATCGACCGCAGTTTCACCGCGGTCCCGGCCATAGGCCGTGCACATCTTGCCGTAGAGCTGGTTATACTTGTCGTAGCCGCCCGGAAAGTCGTGCGTGTCAAACGGATGCTTGACGCCGATCTCCTCGCCCAGGCTGCTGAGATCGCCCAGCGCGATCAGCTCACGCACCTTAGCTTGGTCTGTGTAGTGTTCGACCAGCAGCCGGCCATTGTGTTCGGGATAGCCATCCCAGTGACAGTAGATCGAATCCACAGTGTCATCAGCATTGCGGATGCCAATACGGCTACGTGTGCCCATGTTGCTGTTCCTTTGTGTGTTTGTGTATAATAGCACAGCCTTGTTATATGTCAATGGCAAACCGCTGCGGGGACCTAGTTTTGTTTACAGCAATGTTGCTGAGGTGTTGCTCAAGAGCTGTGCATGATGTTGCCATCAGCAGCATTGATCTCATAATCAGCCTGCAGTATCTTCCAAGGAATGGAACCATCATTGTTTCGCCATTGGTGATAGTAGGCAGATTGTGCTCGGGAAAACGAATCAAAGGTCATTGCACAATTTTCTTCGTCGTTGATGAGAATGTAATACATTGTCAAGCTCCTTGTTAGTACCAACTGCTAACCGCTGCGGGGACCAGGTGTTGATGCTGCGGGGACCAGTTGGATAGTTACTCTAGTTTTCAGCTGACATGCGTCAAGTATCAGCTGTGATGTGCGTGTCAACTAGATTGACACTGTGTGCAGACGTATCAATGATGCTGACCTTTGACTGTGTAGCCAACTCACTGCTGTCAACCTTGTTGAACACTGTTGGCAACCGTGTTCAACACCTCTACAACACTGCAACACCTGCATGATAACATCATTGTCAACAGTGTCAACATGTTTGACACTGTGTTTCAGTGAGTGTTGAGTGTTGCACCAAGCTCACGTGTAAGCACACGCTCACGTGCATGTGCAGGAGCCTTGCCACGCACCACTTCCAATGCTTCTACACGAAACGCATCAGCACCGTGCAGTCGCATGGCTTCATACAGTGTCCATGCTTTGTTTTCGCTGCGAGCACGATAGACATGCTTCATCCAGCGACGATGCAGACTTTTCTTAACAGGGCCGGGATCCTTGACAGTCACCCCCACATACTGTTGCCCATCCGGAGCAGTGAGGCAATAGATGATGTGATTGGTGTCTGAACGACGACGTCGACGGGTTGCTTGAGCTTGCATGTCATTGACCCTTTGCTGACCACGTGTTTGTTGTAGCACAAACAACTGTGTTGTCAACCGTTTTTCTAGCACGCAACTGCAACTGTTGCACCAGCCTAACAGTTACGCAATTGCTACAGTTACGCAACTGCTACAGTTACGCACTCATAATTGTTGTGCAACTGCAACTGTTGCACAACTGCAACTGTTGCACAAACGTGATTGTTGCTGTTGTGCAAACATTTTCACTTGCCCCAACAGTGCCCTATATTTTGTAAAATGCAAATGCAAAAACAGCATAGCTAAACAGCAAATTTACTGGTTGACATGCGTGTTTATTTGTGCTAGCATTTTTAATTACACAAACGCAACAACAGGCTCAGATTTCGGCTGTTACGCACTGCTTGTTGCTGTTTAACAAGTGCATAATAGCACAAGCAGCGTGTAGTGCAAGCAGCAAATACACATAGCAGCCATGCACAAAACGCAATTTACAGCAGTGCGTTTTGTGCTATTATGCACTTGTTAAACAGCAACACGGAGCAACGCACATGCTAAACGCTACTATTGCACAAGCTGCTATTGCTGCACATGCTAACAATAATTTAATAACAGCGCAACAAGTTACTGCACTGTTACAAAACGTGCACGGCGTTACATTTGCTACAGTAACGCAAGTAACGCCTGTTGCTACTGCTGCAAAGTATAAAAATGTAAACATTGTTAAAGTAACAGTTGCAAATGTGCAACTGTTTAACAATGTTAAACAATTTAACAATGTGTATGCTGCTGCTGTTAAACGTAGCGCAGCACAAATTGTAACAAACGACACACAAAATGTGCAACAGTTTGTTACAAAAGAAACATATTACATGCACACTGCGTGCTTTAGCGTTGTGCAGCACAAAACAAACGGCACACAATACTTGTATTGTTTGCTAAACAATAACAATGCTAAAAGTGCATATTACATTGATGGACAATGCGTTACAAAAGAGCAAGTTGCACAATACTTGTCTGCAAGTGCAGCAAAAAACTTGCTTAACGCAACAAACACAATACACAATATTACAAATAACATAGAGCACACTGTAAAAGTGTTTACGCCCAAATTGCAAAATATTGTAAGCATTGTTGCACAAAAGCAAACTGTGCAAGTGTAAAAACTGCATAGCTGCTATGCACAAAACGCGCTAGCAATAGCGCGTTTTTTGTGTGTGTTTTTTTGTTTTGTTAGTGCAACAGCGGGCATAGATTTCGGCCTTTACGCACTGCTTGTTGCTGTTTATGTGCGTATAATAACACAAGCAGCGCATATGTAAAGCAAAAAAACACGCTACAGCAAGTTTTTTTGCTGCAAGCACGCTAAACATACTGCAAGCACGCTAAGCACGTTTTAAGCACGCTACAGCGTGTTGTATGTGTTGTTGCGCTGCACTAGCTGCTTGCTACTTAGCACGCTGTAGCACGCTTAAAACGCTGCTAGCGTGCATGTGCTGTTTTTTATTACACAAGTGCAACAGCGGGCATAGATTTCGGCTGTTACGCACTGCTTGTTGCTGTTTAACAAGTGCATAATAGCACAAGCAGCGTG